TGACCACCACCGAGGACGAGAACCTCAAGGCACTCCGCGAGGATGCCGAGAAGCTCGACACCAGGTGCGCCGAGCTGCGCGACATACAGCTCCGCAACGCCGAAGCCGCAGCCCTGCGCGCCGAGGTCACATCGACCCCCGAGGAAGCCGAAAAGGCAACCGAGGTGCGCGTCACCGCCGAGCCGCTGACGTACAGCGAAACGTCGACGACGTCGTTCTTCCGCGACCTCTACTCGAGCCAGATCCACCACGACCCGTCGGCGGGGGCGCGTATCGCCCGCCACGCAACCGAGATGGACGTCGAATACCGCGACGCCGGCACCGGAGCATTCGCCGGGCTCGTCGTTCCCCAGTACCTCACGCAGTTGGCCGCAGAGCTGGCACGCGCCGGGAGGCCATTCGCCAACCTGTGTACGTCGATGCCTCTCCCAGCTGATGGGATGACCATCAACATCTCACGCGTGACAACCGGTTCCACGGCCGCCGTCCAGGCGACTGAGAACTCGGCGGTCAGCGAACAGGACCTGGACGACACCCTGCTCACGCTCGACATTCGCACGATTGCCGGCCAGCAGGACGTGTCACGTCAGGCCCTGGACAGGGGCACAGGCATCGACGCAATCATCATGGCCGACCTGTCGGCTGCGATTGCCAGCGCCCTCGACCTGGGTTGCATCTACGGCGACGGCACCTCTGGTGCGCTGCTCGGATTGAACAACATCAGCGGCAAGAACGACGTGACATACACCGACGGCTCGCCGACGGTCGCCGAGTTCTACCCGAAGCTGATGGATGCGATCCAGCAGATCAACTCGAACCGGTACGCCGGCCCCGACCTGATCATCATGCACCCCAGGCGCGCCGCGTGGCTGTTCGCAGCCGTCGGGAGCGACTCGAGGCCGATTGTCCTGCCCACGGCAGGCGTCCCGTCGAACGCGATGGGCACCGGCCCGGTTGCCGGCTACGGCCTCAACGGCCTGCAGCTCGCCGGAATCCCAGTCGTGGCCGACGCGAACATCTCCACGGTGGGCGGCGCAGGCAGCGACGAGGACTCAGTGTTCGTCGTGCGACGTGCCGACATGCTGCTGTTCGAGAGCCCAGGTGCGCCGTCGATGGTCCGCATGGACCAGACGCTCGGCGGCCAGCTGACCATCAAGCTGGTTGCGTTCCAGTACGCCTGTGCTGTGTTCGGGCGCTACCCGACGGCAATCAGCAAGGTTTCCGGCACCGGCCTGGTCGCGCCGAGCTTCTAGGCCGGCCTACCAGGCTCCCCGCCGGCCCCCCCGGTAGGAGCATCGGTTCCCCGGCGGTCACTTCGGTGGCCGCCGGGGGCCGACCCACACAAAGGAGCAACATGGATTCCCTCTGGGAGAAGCAGGCACCGGCCCGCATCAAGAAGCCGGAGAAGGCTGCTGCGAAACCAGCAGCGAAGAAGGCCCCGGCGAAGGCGAAGGCGAAGGCGAAGAAGTAGCCCGTGGGCGACTATGTGGCTCTCAGCGAGCTCAAGACGGCCCTCGGCATCTCCGGTTCCGGCGACGACGACTTCCTGAACCTCGGCATCGACGCCGCCGAGCAGGCGATCAACGACCTGTGCGGCCGCAAGTTCACGGCCGACGGCTCGGCATCGGCTCGCACATACCGCGCACAGAGCTACCTCGCCGTAACCGACGACATCTCGACGCTGACCGGCCTGGTCGTCAAGACCGACACGTCGGCCGACGGCACGTTCGACACGACGTGGACGGCGTCGACCGACTACCAGGTCGAACCGCTGAACAACATCGCGAAGGGGCGCAGCGTCAACAACCTGCGTGCCATCGGGTCGTACACGTTCCCCGTGTACGGCGACGGCCAGGTCAGCGTCGAGGTAACCGCGAAGTGGGGGTGGCCGGCTGTGCCGGACACCGTGAAGCAAGCGGCGCTGATGCTCGCCTCGAGGCTGTATGGCCGCAAGGCATCGCCCATGGGCGTCATCGGCGTAGGCGACTTCGGCCCTGTCCGCATCTCGCGCTCAGATCCCGACATCGCGTTCTTGTTGATGGACTACAAGCGGGCCGGGTTGGCCTGACGATGGCCGACTACTCGGCGATCCGCGACGGAATCAAGACCCGCCTGGCGACGTCGTCGACGTTTATCCAGGTTGCCGACACCGCCCCGGACACGATCAGCCCGCCGTGTGCCATCGTCCTACCCGGCTCACCGGTCGTCGAATACCACCAGGCGTTCGGCAACGGCCTCGAGCGGTTCGTGTTCACCATCCTGGTACTGATGCAACGCTTCGACGTGGCCGCCCAGCAGGACCTCGTCGACGGCCTTATGTCGGGTGCCGGGTCGGTGCGGGCCCTCATCGAGGGCGACCTGACCCTCGGCGGCAACGCACAAACCTGCCAGGTGATGTCGGCGACCTCGTATGGGGCCGTCGACTTCAACGAAACCACATTCCTCGGATGCGAATGGACAACGGAGGTCTACGCAGCATGACCAAGAAGAAGAACGACTACACGGTCGTGGGAAACCACATCGTCCTGGGGCACGACCCCGGCACATCCTTCTCGTCGGATATGTCCGACGAGCAGGCCCAGCAGCTCATCGACGGCGGCCACCTGGCAGCCGGTAAAGGCCCCAAGGAGGCATAAAAAATGGCAGAGTTCATCGGAGGTGCTGGCGCAGCAGTCACTGTGAATAGCGTCGACCTCTCAGACCACATCACCCAGGCGTCGCTAGAGATCAACTACGACGACGTCGAAACCACCGCGTTCGGCGATACGACGCGGACACGCATCGCCGGCCTCGGCGACGCAACCGTAAACGTCACCTTCAACCAGGACTATGCGGCCTCAGAGGTCGACGCGACGCTGAACGGCATCGTCGGTACTGCAGTTGCCTTCGAGTTGACGCCCGAAGCCGGCGGAATCTCGGCCACCAACCCGAAGTATTCCGGGTCGTGCCTGATCACCAGCTACACGCCGATCTCAGCAGAGGTCGGATCGCTCGCGACGCTGTCGGTGTCGTGGCCGGTAACAGGGGCCATCACCAGGGCTACGTCCTAACCAGGAAGGGGGGCCAGTAATGCCCAAGGGAATGAGAGTCGACTTCGCCATCACGCACGACGGCGAAGCCCGAACCGTCACGGCGGGACCGGTGTCCATCGTCGCCTTCGAGCGCAAGTGGGGCGTCGGGTTCATCGCCATGATCAGCCAACCCCACGTCGAACACCTGGCGTGGCTGGCCCACGATGCGCTCCACAAGCAGGCCCTGGCCGGCAACGGCCCGGCGATCAAGCCGTTCGACGAGTGGCTTGCGGGCCTCGACGACATCCGCGTCGTCAACGAGGGCGACGAGCCGGTCCCTTTGGCTGGGACTCCCTGACCGTCCAGGTCGCCGCGTTGGCGGTGCGGACAGGGATCTCGCCGAGGGAGCTGTACGAGCTCGACGCCACGATGCTCGACGCGATGTGGCGGGTCCTGTCCTGGCAGGTCGACGAGCAGAAGAAGGCAGCAGACCAGGCGAAGTCGAGGAGGCGCAGGTGACAGTCAAACCGCTAAAGACAAACAAGAAGCTCACCGGCGACGTCGAGATCTTCGGCCTCAAGGAGATGCAGCGAGCCCTACGCAAGGCACCGCCGGAGACGAGGAAGCGCGTCAACGCCGGCTCGAAGGAGGTTGCCGAGCATGTCGTCAAGTTGATGAAGGTTCGCGCCAGGTCCGTTCCACACGCCCACCAGTACGAGCTCGTCGTGCCGTCGCTGCGTGCCATCGCCGGCCGTACCCCCCGAATGCGTATAGGTGGGACACGCAAGGCCCGCGTGTCGCGCAAGGCGCGCCCCTCTGTCGGCGAGTTCCTCCACGGCGTCGAGTTCGGCGGCCGCGCAAGGAAGCGCACCTCGAGGGGTGGTTCGACGATGCAGTTCGCACCTCACCGGGGACGGCGGGGGTACGTCATCTTCCCGACGATTGCCGCCTCCCATGAGTTCATCAAGAGGGAATACTCCCGCCAGATCGACAAAGTGCTGAGGGGCCTCTGATGGCATCACCGGTTCGTACCCTCACAGTCAACTTCGTTGGCAAGACGAAGGACCTCGACAAGGCGTTCAGGCGCGTGTCCAAGGGCTCGAGCCTCATGTCGGACAGGATGGCGCGGGCAGCGTCGATAGGCATGGGTGCGTTCGCAGGCATCGGCGCAGCCGTGGTCGGGGCAACAGCGGTGCTCAAGCCGATGATCGAAGCAGCCGCCGACGTCGACGAGTCCCTCTCCAAGAACCGCGTCCTGTTTGGCGACGCCGCCGCAGCTGCGGAACGGTTCGCCGAGGGCTCGGCTGAGGCGATCGGTATGTCGCGCCGCGAAGCCCTCGAGGCGGTCGGCGTGTTCGGTTCCCTGGCGCACGCAATGGGAATGCCCCAGGCCGAGGGCGTCGACCTGTCGGTCACGATGACGAAGCTCGCAGCGGACATGGCGAGCTTCGGCAACGTGTCCGTCGAGGAAACCCTGACCGCCCTCCAGGCCGGCCTCCGGGGCGAAGCCGAGCCGCTGCGCCGCTTCGGCGTGCTCCTCGACGCTGCAACGCTGAAGGCCAAGGCCCTCCAGATGGGCCTCATCGAGAACGAGAAGAAGGCCCTCACGCCGCAGGCCAAGGCGCTGGCCGCGTACGAAGTCATCCTCGAGCAGACGTTGATCCAACAGGACGACTTCATTCGGACCGCGGACGGCCTGGCCAACCAGCAGAAGATCCTCGCATCCACGTTCGACAACATCAGCGTCGAGATCGGCGAGAAGCTCCTGCCGGCGTTCAAGTCGATTGTCACGTTCCTCAACGAGGAGTTCATCCCCGCGTTCGAGGACGCCCTGGAGGACCCGTCGGTATACAACATCGCAGCGGGTTTCGGCTCAGTGCTGCACGCTGGGGTCAAGGCCGGCTGGATCGAGGGCGAAGCCGACAGCCCGATGATGCTCAACATCATCGAGATCCTGACCCTCGGCCCCGAGGACATCCGTCGCTTCATCGACGTTGGCTGGGATATCTTCACCGGCGTAAAGTCCGGCTGGGATGGCGCTGCCGAGTTCGACCCCCTGAACTTCGTCGACCCGGACGTGATGGCAGAGTTCGGGCAAAACCTCGAGGGCATGTTCGCTGAGATCGCTGCGAACTTCGGAGTCGACATATCCGACGTGGTGAACCGTGAGGGCAGGCGCAACGAGCCCCCCCTCGGCGGTGGCGGTGGCCCGTCGGATGCCGAGATTGCTGCAATGATCGACCAGGCGGCCGCAGAGCTCGGAGTGATCCTCGACATACACGACCCCGCAGCAGCCGACGCCGCCGCCCGTGCTGAGATGCAGGCCGCCCTCGACACCGCAGCAGCCGACGCGGCCGCAGCCGCAGCAGCCGACGCCGCCGCCCGTGCTGAGATGCAGGCCGCCCTCGAAGCTGCAGCGGCCGCTCTCACCGCCGCAGCGGCCGACGCCGCCGCCCGGCTGGAGATGCAGGCAGCCCTCGACACCGCCGCAGCCGAAGCCGAAGCCCTCGCAGCAGCCGCAGCCGCAGTCGACGCCGCAGCAGCTGATCGTGGATTCACCCCCGCCGTCCCCGTGGGAGTCGACGAGGGGGCCGACATATCCGCGTGGCTGTCAGGCGGCGGTGCTCAGGCTGGCATGTTCGGAGCCGCTCCAGCGGTCAACGTGACGATCAACGCACCGGCGGTCACCGGCAAGGAAGTCATCGACGCTATGGCCGAAGCGGTCAAGCAAAACGGACCATTCAGCCGTCAATGGGTCGGCCAGTGACGTGGCTACCGCTACTCACACCGTCAACATCTACCTCGACGGCCACTACCGAAACGTCACCGCCGACGTCCGCGCCGTCCAAATCTCCTACGGCCGACTGCGGGTCACCGACTCGTTTAGGGCCGGCAGCTGCCGCATAAGCCTCAACAACCAGGACAACGCCTACGGCCCCCTCGCAGGCGGCACATACGGCGACTCGCAATGGCTGAACGCAGAAGTGCGGGTAATGACGTCGATCAACTCCCCAGGCGTGGCGACAACCCTGTTCAGGGGCCGCATCGAGGACGTCGACACCCTGTACCCGAACTCGCGGGACTCAACGGTCATCGTCAAGTGCCTCGACGGCATGTCGCTCCTGGCACGCACCGAGCTCACCGACGTGTCGTTCTCCCAGGAGGTCGGCTCGGTGCGCTTCTCGGCGGTGCTCGACGACTCCCAGGTCGCCTACCCCGCACAACCCGGCTCCCCGACGACGGCAGACCCGACGACGCGAGACATCGACGCCTCGTCGGTCACGATGCAGGCCGCAGACGTCGCGGAGATCAATACGACGACGTACACCGAACGCCTCTCACAGTCCGAGGACGGCGCAATCTTCGTCCGGCACGGCAGCGCCGGCGGCGCTGCGGTCACCGCCGGCGACCGGGGCGACATCCTCACCTACAAGAAGCGGTACGCCGACTCGGGTGTCACCGGGCTGACGTTCGGGGCCGGCGACGGCACCGCCGCAGCCGAGCCGGCGTTCACGAACATCACGACCATGTTCGGCACCGAGCTCCTCTACACGCGGGGCGTCTACCAGCGAACCGGCGGCGACGACCAGATATTCGACGAGAACGTGTTCGGTCAACCCGCCTACGGGATACGCACCCTGGTGCGCCGCAACCTGCTCAACGACTCCGACGACGACGTGCTCACAGCCTGCAAGAACTTCGTGGCCCTGCACTCCACGCCTGCTCTCAGGGTGTCGAGTTTGGAGTGCAAGCCGTTGGCGCTCACCGACGCCCAGGCCGAGAAGGTCGCCAAGCTGACGATATTCGACGGCATCCGCGCCCAGTTCCAACCCATCGGAGCGGGCGCGGCAATGAACCAGGTGCTGCGCGTCGAATCCGTCACGCATGAGATCACGCCGAAGGACTGGACGATGCGCCTGGGCACGTCCGGCAGCGGCGACACCGTGTTCCTGATCCTCGACTCGGCCGACTTCGGCATCCTCAACACCAACAAGCTCGCACCGTAAGGAGACACCATGCCGGCACCAGCTGGTTTCAAGACATTTGTGGCCGGAGCGGTGCTCAGCGCCACCAGCGACGTGCAGGTGTACCTCATGGACCAGGTCTGCACCGTCTGGAATGACGCAGCGGCCCGCACGTCCGGCCTGGGCTCGCCGGCCGAGGGGCAGATGAGTTACCTGAAAGACACCGACAAGGTCTACACCTACGACGGTGCAGCCTGGGTGGAGCTCGGAGCATCCCCGGAGGACGCAAACACCATCATCGGCCTCGAAATGTTCCTGTAGGAGGACAACATGGCAACATACTCAAAGCGGCTCCTGAGCGGGTCAACGAACGGCAAGGGCATAAAGGTCGTCCAGACGGCCACAGCCGGGACGACGATCCACACCGCCGTATCAGGCGCGAGCGACTTCGACGAGCTGTGGATCTACGCCGTCAACTCCCACGGCAGCGACGTCAAACTCACCCTCGAATGGGGAGAGGCGACCGCCCCCGACGGCAACATCGAACAGATTGTGCCGTCTGAATCGGGCCTCATGCTCCTGGCCCCCGGCCTGCTCCTACAAAACAGCCTGGTGCTCAAGGCGTTCGCCGCCAACGCCAACGTCATCGTCGTTCACGGCTACTGCAACCGCATAACTGCCTGATGGGCGTGCGCTACGGGTCCAGGTCGAGGCCGGGGACAATGGTTTCGACGTGGCTCAACAGCCTTACGTCGGGGACACCTGCGCCTGTCGTCGCGGGCTACATCGGCGGCGGCACCTCGGGTAGCGCCACATCGACTGTGGACAAGATCCCGTTCGCCGACGACTCGATCTCCTCGCTCGCGCAGGGCCTCTCGGTGGCCCGCGAGGGCGTCGCAGGGGTCGGCAACAGCGGTACGGCGGGTTACGCCGGCGGCGGGTACAGCACCTCGACGACAGTAGACAAGTGGGTGTTCGCAGGCGATTCCCGAACGACGCTCGGCACTGGCCTGTCGGTTGGGCGGGGACAGTTGGCGTCGATGTCGAACAGCGGCACAGCGGGCTATTGGGCGGGCGGTACGGCGAGTGCCACGAAAAAGAACACCGTCGACAAACTCGACGTTTCAGACGACACATGGTCGGTGCTCGGCACTGGCCTGTCCGTTGCCCTTCGCCTGCTCGCAGGAATGGCGAACAGCGGTACGGCGGGCTATGTCGGCGGCGGGTACAACCCGTCTACAGACAACGTCGACAAGTTCCTGTTCTCCAACGATTCCCGCACCTCGTATGCGACGGGCCTGTCGGCTAACAACCACGGCCTCGGCGCGATGGCGAACAGCGGCACGGCGGGCTACTTCTGCGGCGGCGCGGGCGCTACCGACACCATCGACAAATGGACCTTCGCCTCTGATACGTCGGCGGCGCTCGGCACCGGCCTGGACACGGGCGTGGAGGGTCCGACCTGCATGGCGAACAGCGGCACGAAGGGCTACATCTGCGGCGGCCACGACGGCAGTGGATACGTCGACATCGTCCAGACTGTTACGTTCAGCGATGACTCGATCTCCACGCTCGGAATCACGCTGTCCGATGACAACGGCTTCGCCGCGGGCTTCGCAAACGAAGCAAGTTTGGGCGGGCCATGAACATCCTCGACGCAATCGCAGAAGTCCAACAGCCCCGCAGCCGCTACCAGTTGATCCACTTCGTGTTGGGTCAGCACGACACCGCGGAGATGCAGTTCTACCAGCTGTGCATCGAACTCCAGGACATGGGCTACAAGTTGCGGATGGCCGAACTGAACGTCAAAAAAACCGAGGTCGAGATCGCCCGCCTGGTGGAAACCGGCGACGAACTCGACGCAATCGAAGCCGAAGAAAAGCAGGTCGGCCTCGAACAGACCCAGATCGTCATGAGGGGTGCCCAGCGGGAGATCGCCATCTTGGAGGACATCTTCAACGAGTGCCAGCACTACACCCGTGACGAGATAGAACACGCACAGCCTGAGTATTGGCAGGCGCGCCTGACCCGCCAGACGAACCTGCAGATGATGTCGGGGAACGTCCAATGGGCGCAGTTGGATTCGATGCGACAGATCGGCCTACTGGACGATCTCGTTGAGGCACGCGAGGCCCAACTGGCCGAACAAGTGAAACTGGAGTTGGCCGAATGATGTACCTCAAATGGAAGCTGTCCCAGGGGACTTCGGGCACCGGCCCAGAAGGAGTGATCGGTGACCGCGGCGGCCACGCCGAAGCCTCATGGGCCGCCGACGCCGCCGGTTACCGCATTGGCTACCTCACCGCACCCGCGAACATCGACGGCCTCGAGGTCTGGGATGTCACGACCCAGACTGAAGCGCAGGCGCTCGCGTTCTGCCAGGCGATCTACGCCGACGCCGAGGTGCTACCCGACGGGCGCATCTCCGCGCCGCAACCCGATGTCCCCGAGTAACGACCTCGAGCTCCTCGAGGGCTACCGCGACGACGGCAACGAGAACGTCGCCGACCTCGACCCGCTGCTCGTCTGGCGGCTCGCCTCTGCGTACCGCACAAGCGACCTCCTCGCCGAAAAGCTCACCATCGAATCAGGCGTCAGAACCGTCCAGGAACAGACCTACCTTCATGACCGGTATCGGCACCACGGCGGGGTACTGGCCGCTGATCCGGCCCGCATCATCGGCGTCGGTTCCGGCGGCACCTGGAAAGGCTCCTACCACATGGCCCAGGCGTCGGGCCTCGGGTACGCCGTCGACCTCACCCACCACGGCCTCGCCTCCTGGTCGGACATCACCAGGGTGCTCAAAGGGTGGGGATTGCATCGAACGGTCGCCGGGGAACCGTGGCACTACCAGGCACAGACCGTCGACGGTCCCCTAGAGGGGCCGTTTCCCGAATGGTGGAAAGGTGAACAGCCCGTGGAAGATGACACAGTCGATTGGCTTCGCACCATCGAGGCAATCATGCACGCCGGCGACCAGGTGGCGGCCAACCCTGTCCGCAAGGGCAGCCGCGGCGATGAAGTCGCCATCATCCAGGCGCACCTCACCCTGGCCGGGTTTCCCCTGGGGACGGTCGACGGCGTCGCCGGCAAACGCACAGACAAGGCGATCGAGGACTACCAGGCGCTCAATGCTCTAACCATCGACGGCATCGTCGGCATCAACACCTGGAACCGCTTATGGAGGACAACGTGAACGACATTCTGGTCAGGGCAGGCAAGACATGGCTGCAGACGTTCGTCGGCCTGCTGGTCGCCTCGTGGGCGTCCCGCACCATCAATATCGAGACACTCGACCCGCTCCAGGAGCTCTCGACCATCGCAGGGCTCGCGTTCGCTTCCATCCCGGCCGCCGTGAGCGCCCTTCAGAACAGCCTCAAGTTGGCGAAGCCCGGTGCCTGAGCTCGTCGCCTCTGTAGGCATCATCGCCGCGGCGACCATCTCGGCCATCTCCGCTGTCCTCGTCGCACGCCTCCGACTCGACTACCGGACACAAAACGGCACGCAGGTCGACCTCCTCCGCGAGATCAACCGCCGCACGACCCGCATCGAGGAACGCGTCAACGACCACGGCGAACGCATCGCCACCATCGAGGGCCGACAAGCGGCGCAATAGTGGAAAAGGCTACGAAGCTGATCGCAGCCGCCGCAGCGCTGGCGGTCGCGTTGGGCGGCCTCGCGGCCGCGTTCGGCTTCGGCAGCGACCCCTCGCCGACCGGAACGGTCATCGTGCTGAACAGCCCGGAGGCATATGCGAACTTCCTCGAGTCGCACCCCGGCTGATCTCTGCTACAGACCCCCGCCCCGGCGGGGGTCTTTTCGCGTCTACGTCGAGCACCGGTTCATCGCGTCGCGCATCTCGGCGGTGGGGCGGCCCCGGACGTAGATCGACGTGGTTCGAATGTTCGCGTGGCCGAGCAGCTGCTGAGTCATGAACAGGTCGCCGGTTTCCATCCACAGCCGTGTGGCTGCGGTGTGGCGCAGGGCGTGGAGGTTGACGCCTGGGCGGTAGATCCCTGCGCGTTGCATGAGGAGTCGGGATCGTTCGCTGATCGTCGCGGGCCGTAACCCTCGCCCCGAGGTGGTCGATATGAGCAGCGGCCCTGGGGCCTCGCCGCGTTCGTCCAGGTAGCGCCCGATGCGAACAGCTGTCGCCTTCGTGAGCGGCGTCCATCGCTGTTTGCCGCCCTTCCCGTTGACGAACAGGACCTGGCCGTCGAGGTCGATGTCGGCCATCTCGAGGTGCGCCATCTCGGAACGTCGCAGGCCCTCACAAATACCCAAAGAAACCATGACCTCGTCGCGGGCGTTGCACACGGCGAGGAGCTTGCCGACGTCGAGGTCACGCAGCGGCCTCGGAACCGGTGTCGGAACCGCCGGCGCAACCAGGTCGACGTCTACGCCGTACCAGGTCAGCATTCCACGCACCACCGACCACCTGGAGCGCCGATAGTTGGCTGACAGGCCCACCCCGGTAATCCACTGCTGCACCGCTGTGGTCGTCACCTCGACGCCGGCAAACGCCCGCTCGAACTGGATCAGGCAGCGGCGAAACCCGTAGGCAGATCCCTCATTCCACGCACCCGCCGCGACCTTGTGCTCGACGTAACGGTCGACCCGGCCCCCGCTCCAGATCACGCTCGGGAGTATGGCATCCCCCGGCCGACTTGACAGGTGCGGTATCTTCCAATCGGTGCCTTCATCCAGTTTCACCTAACGGCCCCCTACGTCGTCCCCTGACGGCAACGGATCGCTGCGAGGTGGAGCCTAAGCGGGCACCCCAACCAACTACAAGACCGGGGGGCGGCCTTATGAACATCACCAGAGTCTCTGAGAAGCTCGAGGCGTTTCGCAGGGACTTTCCACCACGCGACTACGCGATCATCCAGGACTTCGACGAGGACATCGTCGGGTCCACGGCGAGGGTCGTCGGCCATTGCCGCATCGTCGACGTCGCCACCGGTGTGGTGCTCGCAGAAGCACACGGCACCCGCGCCCTGCGTGAACCCGTCGCCGGAGCTCAGGGCCACAAAGACACCCGCGACCCGGACAGGGCGATGACACAGGCCCTTGGGCGGGTGCTCGGCCTGATGGGATACGCCGACGCTGCCGGCATCGAGGGCGACACCGACGAGCCCGACGAAACGGGCGTGGATGAAGCTGCTGCACCGCCGGCACCCAAGGCCGTGTCGAACCACCCCGCCGCTTCCAACCTGACGCACCTCGACGCCGCCAGGGCTGCTGTGCGAGGCGAAGCACCTCCCATACCTGCCGGTTCGGTCGACACCGCCGAGCTGAAGCAACGCCTCAACGACCTGGAACCGATGATGCGGGGAAAAGTCCGGGCCGGCCTGTCGATGGCCGGCTTCCCGACCGAGATCCCCGACCGGATGGCCGGGGAAGCGTTCGGGGACCTCAAGGCGTTCGTCGAGAAGGAGATCGACACCCTCGCCTCGCAGTCACCCGTCGAACCGACCCAGGCACCTCTCGATCTGCCGCCGCTTCCCTCGGCGACCTGACCGCCCTCCAGATCCGCGTGTACGAGCTGCTGTGCGACCTCGGCAAGGCAACCGACGACGCCCTCGTCGACGCATACGAGCACCGCTTCGGCCAGGTAAGCCCGTCGACGGTTCGCACCCGTCGCCGCGAGCTGCAGGACGCCGGCGCTGTCGAGGTGGTCGGCCATGCAACGACAAAGGGAGGCAACCGGTGCCGCGTGTACCAGGCAGCGCCGTCGACGTCCTCTCGGGCGTAGTCACCGAGGCGCAATGGCAGCAGACAGTCGTCGACGCCGCAGAGCTGTTCGGGTGGTGGGTGTTCCACGACCACGACAGCCGGCGCAACCATGCGGGTTTCCCCGATCTGTGCCTGATCCGGCCTCCACGCGTCCTGTTCGTCGAGCTGAAGCGGGAAACGGGGAAGGTCACCAGGGCCCAGGAGGAGGTGCTCGGAATGCTCGCCGCGTGCCCAGGGGTGGAAGAACGAGTCGCACGGCCCTCAGACTGGGCCTCATTAGTGGAGTGGCTGTCGTGACGATGCTGTCATGCACAACCGAGACTCTCGGCACCTCGGTGCCAGGGTCGCCACTCCCACCGGTGCCGTCGAGGACGACGGAGCCACAAGCATCGACCACGACGCCGACCACGGCAGTCCCGTCGACGCTTCCGCATCGTCCTGGGGCGACGACGGCACCGGCCATTCTCCGGGGGGACACCGTGATATCAAATCCCCCGACGACGGCTGAGCGGCCCCTGGTCGCCGACGACGACGTGACACCGGGTCCCGGCGACATCGACCTGATGCCGGCCTCCCAGGTGCTCGACTGGCGGCCCCTGGTGTCGGTGTGGTTCCGCGCCGCCGACGTCGACCGGGTGCTCCACATCATCGCCTGCGAGAGCTCAGGCCGTTGGAACGCCGAGTCGAAACGCCTCGCCGACAACGGGATGCGAGCCCAGGGCCTCCTCCAGCACCTCGACGGGTACTGGCCCTCGAGGGCGAAACGTGCAGCTGCGGCCGGTTACACGAACTACGGCGACATCTGGTCGCCATCGGATCAGGTCGCCGTGTCCGCATGGCTCGCCTACAACACGCCGCAGGGCTTCGGCCACTGGGTGTGCAACGAGGGGGAAACATGAGCCTCAGGTCGACGGAATGGGTGTGGCAACACTCGCCGGCACGCAACGGAGCTCGGCTGGTGCACCTCGCCCTGGCTGACATGGCCAGGTGCTCGTCGTGCAAGGTGGATCGCAAGTGTGGCTGTGGGGAGGTGCTCGCCCTGTGGGCCAGCCTCGCCCTCCTCGAGGCCCGCACCGGCCTATCCAGAACAGCTGTGAAGGGTGCCCTGCGGGAGCTGGCCGACGCCGGCCTGGTCGAACGCACCTCGGGCGGCTACGGAACCGAAGCGTGCTCGTACACGCTCACGATCCCCGACGGGCCCGCAGGTGTGCCGTGGGTGTTCCACCCCGCTACCGGGTGGGGGTACGG